GGTTGCCCACAAGCTCCACAGGGCGGCACTACTAATTTTAAATAAAAATTGAATAACCACCAAAATAACACCCGAACCCAACCCTTTAAAAGAAGCATACAAGGGTATTGGAAGTATTCGCGCCGTAAAATAAATCACATTCCGTCATTTCCGCACGGGCGCGCTAATCGTTACCCGTGAACTTCAATCTGGCACGGATTTTCGTAGGGTGGGCACGCTTTTGTGCCCACGCGGTTGGTTGACCAACTGGATTCTTAATGTATGTCTCGATTTATCAAAGACCGCGTGGGCATAAAAGCGTGCCCACCCCCAAGTTAAAATGCGGCTTCCTTTTTTCACCTACTAAAAAAATTATCATGATAGACATTCAACTGCTCCGCAAAGACATCAACGCCGTTGCCGCCCGTTTGGCGCAACGGCAATTTATTTTGGATGTGGATACATTTAATTCACTGGAAGCGCAGCGCAAGCAATGTCAGTCGCGCACGGAAGAATTGCAGGCGTTACGCAATAGTTTGTCTAAGCAAATCGGTATTTTGAAAGGCAAAGGCGAGAGCGGTGCTGAGTTGATGGAGCAAGTGAATAACATCGCTGACGAATTAAAAAGTACAGCAACCAGGTTAGATCAGGTGCAAGCTGAATTGACGCGTTTTGTGGAAGTAATTCCCAACTTACCAGATCCCGCTACACCCATCGGTAAAAGCGAAGAAGACAACGTGGAAGTACGCCGTTTTGGCACACCACGTCAATTTGACTTTGCCGTGCGTGATCATGTTGATATCGGTGCCGCGTTGGGTTTGGATTTTGATACAGCAGTTAAATTATCTGGCTCACGTTTTACCATGCTCAAAGGCGGTATCGCGCGCTTACATCGTGCACTCGCTCAATTTATGTTGGACACACACACGATGGAGCACGGCTACACAGAATGCTACACACCGTATATCGTGAACGCGGCTTCCATGCGCGGCACAGGGCAATTGCCCAAAATGGAAGAGGATTTATTCAGCGTAAAAAAAGGCGGGCAGGGCGGTGAAGGTGAAACTTTATATCTCATCCCAACCTCGGAAGTTTCTTTAACCAATACCGTGCGTGATGAGATTGTGGCGTCAGAGAGTTTGCCGATTAAATTAACCGCACATACACCGTGCTTCCGTTCTGAGGCAGGAAGTTACGGACGTGATACACGCGGCATGATACGTCAGCATCAATTCGATAAAGTGGAGTTAGTGCAAATCGTTCATCCCGGCGAATCCGATGCGACGTTAGAAAAAATGGTGCAGCACGCAGAAACGATTTTGCAGCGATTGGAATTACCTTATCAGGTGATGGCGTTATGCACCGGCGATATCGGTTTTTCTTCGGGAAAAACGTTTGATATTAATGTGTGGTTGCCAGCACAAAATACCTATCGTGAAATTTCTTCGCTGTCGAATACTTACGATTTTCAGGCACGCCGCATGCAAGCACGGTTCCGCAATGCGCAAGGCAAACCGGAATTACTGCACACATTAAATGGTTCCGGTTTGGCGGTTGGCAGAACGTTGGTGGCGATCTTAGAAAACCATCAACAAGCAGACGGCAGCGTAACAATCCCATTCGCTTTGCATCCGTACATGAGTGGAATCACCTCGTTAAAACCGAATTAATTTAGGTGAAAGCTTCCAAAGCAAACGTGGATTATGCTAGAATCGCTTTTTTTCGCGGCTGTAGCTCAGCTGGATAGAGTACTTGGCTACGAACCAAGGGGTCGTGGGTTCGATTCCTGCCAGCCGCACCAGTTTTATGCTTTAAAATCAAAGGGTTAGCGTTTATAATGCTGACCCTTTATCTTTTGTTGCGCGACTTTCTGCGCGACTATCTTCCATTCACTACTCGCAGCAAGGTTACGGCATCGCGTGTTTTTGTAACCAAGTTAGCCATTTCAATGAGACGAGAAACCGTCGGCGTGGCGTAGTGCTCCGACATGTTACTAGTTGCATGCCCCATTAAAACTGCCCGATCTTCGTTGGATACTCCTGCTTCACGCAGTCGTTGTCCGTAAGTATGACGAAGGTCATGTACACGTACTTGGCTAAGATTGACACGATTCCTTGCCTTTTGCCATCCTGTATTGTTCATGGTATCAATTCGGTTCGCGGATAATTGCTTCTTTTCATTCCGATATGTAAAAACATAATCAGGATGTGTACCGCGACACGATTCAATCACATTCCATGCGACATCATTTAGTATGGCAACGTGCTGCCGATTTCCCTTGAACTCTGCTGATGGTATAACGAATACGCTGCGTTTCAGTTCGGGTATGTATCGTTCCCATTTCCACTGAAGACCACACACGTTGTCATCCCTTAAACCTGTATTCACTGCAAATAAGGTCATGCGTTCAAGGTGCCCTGGCAATTCTGCAAATAACCTAGTTTGTTCATCCCCTGTTAGTGGATAGGGAAGTCTGGGTGTTTCATCAAGCATCTCAATTAAAGGTGCTGATGTCAGCCAAGGTAAACCATTTTCTTCGCGCCATACCCGTGCTGCTTTATTTAGAACTGATCTGATTACCTCCAGTGTTCGATTGACGGTAGTTGGGCTCACACCATCCTCGGTGATACGGCTATCACAAAACGCTTGCAGGCTACCTGAATGTACCGCTTCCAACGGTTTACTACCGATGTAAGGCAATGCCAAAGTAATGTGATAAGCAATCAGTTCTAAGGTTCTTACTTTACGCCGCTCGCAATCTTCTAAATACCTGCTTGCAGCAATTGCGAAATTGCGTTTCTTGCTTTGTTCAAGTTTGTTGTCGATTCTGGTTTGCTCTTTGCGCAACCATGCCTCGGCTTCTTCTTGACTAACTTCACCGAGGCGCGCGAATATTCGCTTTCCCCGGTACTCTTTGTTAACAATCCTTCCGTTATTGGCAGTGGATTGGATTCCTTTTGTCCTTGTTCGCATAGTAATACCTTTGTATTGCGACTTAGACGACCGTTGCGGCGCTTATACTGGTCTGCAAATTCTTCTAAGTCAAGTCGATCAAATGCAATTCCCCGGTCACCAATGGGAATTTCAATCAGATAAGGCCGGATTTCAGTATTAAATCTCCCCCTGTCTACGCCCAGGTAGCCAGGCGCATCGCGATAGCGTATAAATCGAGGTAATATCATCATCTGCCCGTGGCACGCTTAACATAGCTTGAACCAATCTCCAAGTTCAGACATTTGCAAGCCCCTTCGAACGTCAAGTTTGGTTTGTTATAAAGTGCCAAAAGTAAAAATTCTGTTTTCATTATTTCTTCTCACTTATCGATAATTTATTGTGTTATTGAAATCAGAAATCGATGGCGTAGCATCCAATCCAAACTGCCGTAGCTTCTCAATCGAAATAATTTGTAAGTTAGAAACGCGTTGATTATTAATGGTGCGCTCACAGCTTTGGTCAGCCGATATCATCCCTGCATTGATCATTTGTTTTTTAAATACCCGATCACTTTTCACAGGCAATCCATTCCATTTTTCACGTAAGGAAGCGGATGTTGAAATATGGTCCATGATGTGGCTGGTACGGATTAGTAACGCGGGTGCTGGCTCATGCTGCCATGCGTACGGATAAGAAAATCGATTCGCGGCAATTTCAGACAAAACTATTTCCATAATCCAGACCCACGGTTCACGATCAGCACTGGTTTCACTGATGTGCCGGTTCATTTCTTCAAACAGGTCGTCATCGATATGCCCCTGGGCTGTATCAATATCCGCGAACTCGCACAGGTATAACCAGGCCAGATACACGGCGGCATAGTTCCCCGACATGCGCAATGCGCCTTCATCCTGACCTCTGGAACGTGATGCGTTTAAACAAATGGTGCGGATTTCGTTATAGCGACGTGTTACTTCCGTTTTTGATAAACGGGACAGATAAGTCAGCCATTCTTTCACCGGAAAACGTGGTAAGTCGTCGGGCATCAGTGGCCCTTTTTTCCCGGTGAGATCGGTGCGAATGATTTTTCCTAACAGTGATCTGACCGGCACATCTTCACCCGCTAATAACACCGGTGCCGAGAGCAGATATTCCGTCATCTCCGAGCCACGCCGCGTCACGGTGTATTGATAATTCTCCTGCAACATTCCCACGGCTTTATCGATCACTTCTTGCCGTCGTGCGGATAATTCTTCCCAGCCTACGGGGTGAGACGTATGACTAATTGAGGTAAGCAAACGAAATTCCGTATTGAGTGACTGCCCGGAAAACATCGTCATGCCAATAGCACGTTCCAACCGTTTGATTAAGGTGGACTTACCAGTACCTTTATCGGCCTGGATCATCATGTGTGGCCAAAAGCCTAGTAGTGCTTTTAAGTGACCACCTAACGACCACACCAGCGGTAACAGTGCCGCATTCTTTTTAAATGTCGTCTGAAACGCGTTGATCACTTTTCTCGCGTCGGCAATGGGACCGGTAGGGAAAGTGAGGTTATGGTAGGGACATTGTTTTTCAGGCTCGGTAAAGTAACAGTCTGCCCCTTCGTTGACGATTAATTTTCCATCGCGCCAGGCTAAACCGACAAAGTTAGCCGCCTGTCGTGCACCAAAATCCGCCGTGCGCTCCAGGATATTAATCATGCGTGAGAAAGCCGCGCTATTCCAGACAGGACCAAACTTTCTCCAGCCATCCAGGTTATGTAACTGATCGTCCTGCATGACACGGCGTTGCAATAGCGCGCCATGGCGCGGCGTTTGGACAGAAACGGCAAAGAACACAGCAGGCTGCTGATCAGGATCACCCGTCATCGTGGAAGAAGCACTGGCAATCGATACACGTGAAACCGCTGCAACGCGAAAGCCGGCCAGATCCTGGTAAACAGGTGTTTGAATGACTTCCCCATCATTAGCCGTTTGCTCATCCACTTTGCTGATATAGCTTGTAAAGTCGTGGCGTAGACGAAATTTCCAGTATTGCGCAAAGTCATGTGCCGGGAGATAAATCCGCTTACGTCCCTGCTGACCTTCTTCTCCCGGTAATCCGGGAATAAGCCACGGCTCTAATTTAGAAAGCCAGACCTTTAACTGGTCAGCGCCTTTCGCCATTAATACATCGTTCACATCATTTAACACTTCACCATCCGGCGTGTGCCATGTCGATTGATCGACATGCATCGCACCGATGTTTAAGGAAGTAAGCCGTTCTAATAAACGCCATGACGCTTCCGGGCCGGGACGCTGGCCAGCTAAGCGATGTCCTTCAGGGAACGGCAGATCATTATCCAGACAAAGAATAATTTGTTTGCCGCGTAACAACGACCAGTCCACGCGATCTACATTACCCAGGCCACGTAGCGCAATCGCACAGGCAAATGGATCGGCAGATTCAATCGACAAACAATTGATGGCGGATTCAACGATATAAATTTGTCTGGCTTTTTTCAAACGCCGGTGATCGGACGTCCAGATCAAACCATCTTTATCTCCGTGTGTTTGGGTCTTGACACCGCCGTTCAGGCCGGGATCGATGAAGCGCATATCGACTGCCACCACAACGGAATTGATTGGATGGCGCACAATAAAGGCCGCCGCATTACCACCATAGCCGCATTCGCCTTCCGCTATTTTGGGCGATGTCCACTGGTTAAAGCCCAGCGTTTTATTTTGGATGGCGGCATCGATGACAACATCGCTAATCCCGCGATTGGTTAAATAAGTGCGAACAGCAGCCGGGTTGGACAGGCAACGCTCTGCAATATAGTCGACGCGGGATTTTTCACGCGGTGATGAAGCAGGGGAATGTTGATCAAACGGAATACCATATTCCTCGTGCAACCATTTCATGGCATCCCCAACTTCTGCTAGCCCTTTGACGTACATGAGCAGATCAACACAGGAGCCGTTGGAAGAGAGAACGCCTTCAGCGCTGAAGTCACGAAAGCTCTTTCCTGCCTGATCAATGGCAAGGGAAGGGCATCTGTCGCGATGATGCGGGCTATGGTAATTCGCCCGCTCCCCTTTGCCGCGTACCAAACCAAGTCTTGCTGCCAGATCGTGGAGGTCGATGCGTTCCTTTAATTCTTGAATGGAAGCCATGTGGTTATTCGTCTCGCTTATCAGAACTGGTTATTAGTTGATGTGCATGGGCATCGAATGTTGCCGATGTTTTGTATTTAATGAGGGGCAATGTCATGGCGATAGCTCCTCAACCTTTTAGCCAACCAAATGCCACAGCTAATACTGGAGCCACTATCGCCAGAAATAAAAACACATACCTGGTGAGTGTCCTCAGAAGACGTTTCATTAATGTGTGACGTTCTTCTTCAATGAGACGACGAAATTCTTCTGACTGCTGCTTTTGCGTAGTTGATTGCATACTATTTCCTTTTTTTAGGGTGAACAAAACCGACATGTCCTGGAAGGACATGCGCACGCACAAACGTAAGTTGTTTAGACGAGTTACAGAGGAATCAAGGAGGGAGGGATAAGCGTGGCATGACAGTCTCCTGATTCTTTTTTATAGCAGTGACAGTGCTAACTGACGAGCCGCACATTGACGTACATGTTGCGATAGTTCGATATGTACTTCGGGATTGGGTGACGACGAAAGCGTTAAGGTACGTAACACTTCTAACGAAGCAACAAACACGTGCCCACAATCCGGGTTCTGGCACATGTAGGTAATCTCTTTCATCATCTCCGACATCGTGCGACTTTTCGCGGCTTTCACGCGACTGCGGCAGTGTGGGCAAGGAAGGCTGATAATGCGCATGGTTGACTCTGACTGATCTGGTTAGTAGAAAAGGATCGGAAATGACCATCGAATTACTGGCATGGAGCCGGATGTCGGCATTGCTTAATCTGTTGGAGTATCCATTCCTGAATCTCCGACTCCACCCAACCCGATGCCTTGCCTAACTTGACCTGACGTGGGAATGTACCTGCTTTTATCCTGTTGTAAATCTTGGTTCTGCCTAGTCCGACCATTTTTTGCAATTCTGGAAAACGGATAAATCGCTGTTGCATAATGAACTCTCCATAAGATTGATAGGGACAGATGGCGGAGCGGTTAATTTGTGGATTCACCTCAATTCACCATCATGTGAGCATCGTGCCAAATAACAAAATAAAACGCACGCACCACCGGGTTGTTATGCGTTATATCAACCATGTGCCTGTCATTCCTTAAAATGGCTCACTCTCCAGATTATTTTTATATGGCAGCGCTAATTGATTAGCTGCGCATTGACGTACATGTTGCGATAATTCGATGCGTATGTCTGGATTGGGTGAAGAAGATAACGTTAAGGTACGCAATACCTCCAGCAAAGCAATAAACACATACCCACAATCCGGGTTCTGGCACGTATAGGTGATTTCTTTCATCAAGTCCGACATAGTGCGGCTTTTTGCCGCCTTTACGTGACTATGACAGTGTGGGCAAGGAATGCTGATGTCTCTCATGTGATTTAGATTCTCTAAAAATGGCTGTTCAATGAAGAAAATATAAATTTGAAGTGAGTCCGCTTTTAGAGCAGTAGACATGAGTTTTTTTTATACTCGCTACCCTTGTAATTTCATCAATTTCGTGTTAAGGCCGCGCCATAGTCAGGCAGGCACTGGCTTTGCGTTTCAGTGAACCATCGGGTACAGGAATTTTGTCGTTGAATATTGCACACGTGAAAAGGCGATCACCCGTGTACGCAGTTGCTGATTGCGTGTCACGGGTTTTAGGTGTGGTATTTAATTTGAGGGGAGAAACAGAAATTGGGTGCGTTGTTCGTGGTGAACTAAGCACTCAGCAAGGAGTAAGACGATTAGAACTGCTTGTCAAAGGCGGTTGAGTGAGTCGCTCACTCCCATAATGCGCCTAAACTGGCGACGCCAACAAAACCACGGTCTTTCACTTTCTGTAAATCGCTGATGTTCATTCCCCCAGCGGCATATAAAGGAATAGCCGATTTTTTGACAAGCCTCTCCGATTCTTCCCAACCAATATACGGAGCGCCTGGATGCGAGATACTTTGCCGGATAGCAGTCAGAATAGCAAAATCCAGTTTCAGTTCATTCGCTTTAGCAAGTTCCTGATGATTATGTATCGGGCAGGAGAGGGTGTATTTTTTTCTTATTTCATCCGGTATGTTTTGCGTTTCCATCAACTCGCTGCTTGTGATATGAATTCCGAAGCAATCTAAGTCGGGAAATGATTTCAGACTGTGATTTAAAACAAGCTTTGCAGAATAGTGATTGCATGTTTTAAGAAGTTCACCTGCATAGAATTCGTAGCTGTCCTTTTTTTGCTTTTTTATTCGCAACTGTACGAGTTTGATCCCCTTTTTTAATTGGTGTTCCACTTTGCTAATCAGAGCATCTGCCGTTTCAAAATTATCATTGGTGATCATATATACATCGGGTAAATCGTTAACTAACATAAATTACTCCTTCTTCGTTTAATGTTCTGCCTAGCCAACAGACACTTACATATCCAGTCGCTGCTGTCATAAAAAGATACATTCCACCTGCAAAAAAGCTATCAAAATAACTCACCAAAAAAGTTAATATTAACGGCGCTGTCCCGCCAAATAACGATGACACCATGTTTATTGACAGACTCACTCCAGTATATCGGTATCTTCTGGCAAATAATCCTGATATTAATCCTGCGATGGGTAATAAATACATGACGTTTAATATTGTCAGCACTGCCATTGAGATACAGAATCCATAGAGACCATAGTTCATCATTGCATAGTGCAATGGGAATATGAACAATGCCGTACTGACTAAAGCAATTTTCAACCACAGTTGTTCATTACGTCTGCTTAGGTATCTAGCCAAAAATACAAACAGAGTTAAAAAAACTACTGACATGACGACACGCACTTCGTTGATAATAACCGGTGTCATCCATTGATGTTGCTCCATGTACGCCGGGTAGAAAAAATAATTTGTATAAAAGATAGCGACGCTATGGATATAGATGCCTGACGCGATTAAAAACGGCTTTTTATTCTGAATAAAAAAACGCTTGTAATGCCCCATGCCTGTCAATGTTCTCCTGATGGACATTTCCCCGACAGTATTCATTCTCAATACCACCCCAACCAGGCCGAGCAAAGCACCCAGAAGAAATGGCAACCTCCACGCCCATTCGTTCATTGCTTCTTCGTCAAAAAATAGTTTAACCAGCCAGGCAGAAGCAAATCCAAAAAACAAACCGCACATGATAGCAATAATGGCGTAATTGGCCCGTTTGCTTTGATGCTCGTGTTCTTGTTCACCTTCATCTTCATACAAAAGCAATATCCCGCCAGCATGCTCACCTCCGGAACCAAATCCCTGAATAAACCGCAAGATGACTAAGCCTGCCGTTGCTAACAGGCCGACTTCATGAATGGTGGGTAAGCAAGCGATGAGTAAGGTGGCTAAAGAGACGAGTATTAGCGAGAAACGAAGCGCCCCTTGTCTGCCATATTGATCACCGTAATAGCCAAAGAACAGAGCGCCCAATGGTCTGGCTAAATATCCCACGGCAAATACTAAAAATATATTGACCAGGCTGGTCATGGGATTGCGCTCATTAAAGAAATTATTATTGATGTATTTAGCCAATGCTCCGACCAGCGCAATGTCATACCATTCCACAAACGAGCCAAGAACGGCGGTGGTTATTTTTTTTGCTTTAGCCATGGAATAACTGGTAATCCATGCGCAGGTTCCTGATGAGCGTTTCTTTGTCTCTTTCTCCATCGGTCAACAGGTATTTATCCTTTAACGACTCCAGATAGTTGAAGATAGTTTTTTCCTTTAAAGTCAGTTCAGTGGCGATGCTTTTTGCCGACATACCTCTTGAGTAATGCTGGCCTATCAACCTTTCTCTTGCGGTCAATTCGATATATAAACCGGCACCCTTAATCCAGGGTTGAATAATTCTGTTTTCTTCGGCTTGCTTAATTAATTTCTGGTGATTCTTTTTAAATTCAGAAACAAATCCTTCTAACTTCGCCCTGTTATTGAGGTAGTAGGATCGGGTTGAGGCACTATTCCGGCGACCGTAGAAGCAGGAAACTTCCCAGCACAGCGGATCATTACCTTGAATGAGCAAAGCATTGTCGTACCCGAATAGCTCTTTAATTTCGGACAAATGTTTAACGTAATTGTCTTTTGCTTTATCAGGAAAGGATTGAACCCGGTCTGACAATAAAATGAGTTTGGCATCAGTTTCATATAATTTGGGAGCATGTGTTTTTACCGTTAAAGCTGCTTGAAGATAGGTATGCTCCACTGCAACCCCGTTCGTCCATAATTCTGCACGAGAGCCATCTTTAAAAACGCGGGAATGGTTAAATGAAACCACCTCCTCGTTCCCAAAATACGATTGAAAAATTTGATTAACAGTTATCGACAATAAACCTGATTTGCTTTTGAAGTCCATGATTCAGTCACTATATATTTCCGAAAAGAAACATTTAATTTAGCAAGCATTTGGGGTTATGTCTCCATACTTTCGTATGTTTATTACGTCTTTCAACCTGGTTTTTAGTTTTCCACTTTGGTCTCCATTTCAATTTTGCTGGTAAAACCGTTTTTGCTGATGCGATGAATCACCCTAGTCGCTTGCCAGTCCACGCTGTCAATTGCTGATTTAAAGCCAGTAACTTTTACCGGCGACTTTGGCATCAATGTTGGCTTCCCTAAGGCCAGCGACAATTCAAACGTAGCCAGTCCACGTTGGATGCGTTGCCATTCGGCGGTTGCGGCTTGTCTTGCGTCAGCTTTTGTCGCGTAAGTTGTTCGCAAGCGTTTGTTATTTTCTTCGCTGCCAACGACGATGCTTTGACGTAATGCCGAGTTAGTGTCATGCCAGAAAGCGCGCACGCCGGTGTAGCTGTCGCGTTCTGCGCTGTGGTAGCGGTGGTTGTCACCCTGTGTTCTGGTGATGTGAATTGTGGGAAGTTGTTTGCCGGAGGCGGTTGTGCTTTGGTTTTTTGGTATGAAAAGTAATGTGTCATTTTTTACTGTGGCGGTGGCGTCGTATTTCTTTCCTAAGCGTTTTAAAAATGCGGCGTCGGATTCGCGTGTCTGATCCAGGTGCGTGACGACAACAGGACGCAGTGAATCGGCTATTCCTGATTCCAGATTATTTTTAAACGCAATGATGTCGAAGATGCTACCCAGCGTCGTGTCATGAAAACTGATTTCCTGAATTTGTCTGAAACTGTCGATAAGGTTGGCTGTACGCGCCCGCAAGATAATCTGATCCGGTGCACCGCAGTGTTCTACTTCATCGACGGTGAAGCTTCCTTTGTCTACTAAGCCTTCATTTTTCCAACCAATTTGTAAGTAAATTTGTGTGCCGCGCGGTGGAATTGCCAGCAATCCATCTGCATCCGATAACGTTAAATCTAGCTGGTCGCTTTCGTCACTGCCGCATTCAGTTAGATTTAAGCTGATGAGACGGGAAGCCAGTTTGCCAGTGATGTCCTGGCCACCAACGGTAATTAGAAAAGCGGGAGAAGGATAAGCGTTCAACGACATTCCTAAAAGCCATGCATCAAGCCGTCCAGGCTCAACATAGCTTTGATGCTGCTGACGTCACCCAATTTAGACAGCATATCCGGCACGGATTCATCAACACGTTTTAACGTAATAGAAAAGTCGATGCGTTCCGGATCACCGTTTTTAGCCAGATGTGTTTTTCCTTCACTCATGTTGGTAATCACAAAGTTACCGAGAATGCGGCCGGTGCCCTGAATGAGTATCCACGCTTTGCCGGTATCAGCCATGAAACGTAGTGCATCTAACGAATAAATACTGCCGGTCAGTTCCGGTGCAATCCATCCGTTTAACGTAATGATGTCGTCGCCCTTGCCGGTGAATTGACTTTGATCACGTCCACCAACAATAGAGTTACCCGGATGTTTCCAGTCAGTCTGGCGTTGCAATTCCTGATAGGCCAACGTAGGCAAACTAAAAACAAACATTCCTAAAATCATCATCATGATTTTAATCCCTAATAGTCAGATAAGCCGGAACGCCGGCGTGCTGCTTTTTGACGATCACGGTTTTCTAATATCTGAGCGACTGCGTGGGCAATAGCGGATTCGTCCATGCCGGTGGATGGATTAATCGTGATATTGATGGTGTCGCCTTGCATCACGGTGGCAGATGAATTGGCGTGTGATGAAATCGGTGGACGTGTATCAAACGCCATCGCCGGCATTGTTGCTGTGCTGATAGCAATTCCCGTGCCGAGTTGTGCCAATCGTTTGGCGAGGCCACTGACTTGCGATAGCGGTGTACTTTCACTTCGTTGCAAACCAATCGTTAATCCTTGCATGGTGTAGTCGCCCAGCTCAGCAAATACTTTGCTGGGACTTTGAATGCCGAGTTTTTCTTTAAACCAGCCGATGACGCTTTCTCCTGCATTCAGGATGGTGCTTTTTACCCATCCGAGCGCGCTGGTAATGCCGTTGACTAAACCGTGCATGATGTTGATACCGAAATCGGTAAATTTAACGGGTAAGTTACTAAACCAATTCATTACCTCGGCGAATGCTGTTTTTATATTTGTCCAAAGGTCGCCGGCGATACTGCTGACAGTTAACTTTGCGTTGGTAAAAATAGTCGTGATGGTTGTCCACAAATCAGCAAAGAACGTTTTAAGCGGCTCCCAATATTTATAGATCAACAAAGCAGCGACAGCGATGGCCGTGATAGCCAACCCCAGCGGGTTCAACAATAAAGCTCTGCCAACAAATAGGAGCACGCTGCTTAACCAGGTTAATGCTGTTCCGATGCTCTTTAATATCGGCAAAAGCACGCCACCGGCAACGCCGAGCTTGGCAAAGCTCACATACAGTAAAGCGTAAAAAGCAATGAAGGGAGAGAGTACTAACAGGGCAGCACCCAACGTCGCCGCAATCGCCGCGACAACGCCAAAGGAAATAATCAACACACGGCTTAACGTTGGATTGGCTTCGATAAACAGATTCAATTGTTTAATGGCACCGGTCAACATCACAATCGCGTCGGTATAAATCGGGAGGATTTTTTCACCCATCGCAAGATTCAGATCAGCAAGTTTGGCGGTTGCTTCCAGTTCTTTACCGCTGGCCTGTTGCTTCCCGAGTGCCGTGATCTGATCAATGTCATACGCACCCGAATTGAGCTTTTCATTCTTGCGGATTTGCGACCGCTGTAAAAACATATTGCCGTACAAATCGGCGCCTCTGCCGTTGGAGAAGATGCTACCGATGGTGTCGGTAATCTGTCCTTTCTCAGTGATGCCCTTTTTGGCTAACTGCGGCAGCAAGATTTTTTCCATCCATTCGAATTGGCTTTTCTTAAACAAATCACTGCCCAACAGCGCCCCCGGATTCAGTTGCGCGGTTTGTCCTGCTTTGTCGTAAGTCACTTTGGAATGGTCACCGATGAGACCCAATTTTTCTAAATTGAGCGCAGCCCGTTTGCTGGTGCGCCCCTGATATAAGTTGTTGTACGCTGCCGTTAATCCGGTTCCAACCCGATAGCCGCTGAGTTCCTGCACCATCGGTTCCATCTGATAATAGAACGACGCGTCGTCCATTCCTTTGGCCGCTAAGCCACCGGTTTTGATCATGTTCAGCCATTCATTCGGGCCGACACGACCACCAGTAGCAGCAATCACTTTTTGCACCATATTGGCCTGGCGTTGAAACTTTTCTGAACTGGCGAGACCACCACGCACTTCGATGACCTTCAACATATCCATAAATTGTCGTTCGTTTTCTTCACCTTTTTCTTCACCGTAAAAGGCTTTGTTACCGAACTTCATATTAGCCAGCGTAGGAGCAACCATTTGCGCGTGCGGTAAATCACCAAAGATCGACATACCATCACGTACCAGTTCTAAATTTTCTAAATGACTGGTGCCATAGGTTTTCATTTGTCTGGCAAAGTGTTCTGCTTCGCTATTTACTTTGGTGCCAAGACCTAATGCGGTAATCCGGCCATATTCAGTCTGATAATGTTTGGCTTCACTCATCCCTTTAATAACCGGCGCACCCATCACCCGACCTGCGACCAGACTGCCTGCACCGGTCATGGCTAACTGTCCGGCCGTGCTACGTAATTTATCGGCATGCAGTCTGGCGTTAGCAATCCGGTGTTGATGTGCGCTTGCAGAAGTGAGCCTGGCTTGTTGTGCGGCGAGTTCGGTGTTCGTCAGCCGGATACTATTTTTTAAGCTGGTTTGCGCTTTACCCAATTGACGGGTGCTGATACCTGTGCCGGATAAGCGGTCACGTAATAGTTGTAACTGTTGGCTTTGATGAGCATGTTCGGTTTTAAGCGAACGTGCGGTTTTAATGGCGGCGTTAAATTCACGCGTCATGGCACGTGTTGGCTTTTCGGTGGCGTGCAGTTCTTTGGCTAACCGGTTTACGCTGGTTTGTGCTGCATTGAGTTTGCTTGTGGTCGTACTTAATCCCTGATGTAAATCACGAAATTTGTCTAACGATTTTTGCTGTGCGTTGAGTTCTTTCAACCGGTCGCTGGTCGCTTTCAACGCGTTAGCAGTCGGTGCCGCGGCGTCACGGATTTTCTTCAACGGTGCGGTGACTTTATCTAACGCCGTGAGAATAACTTGTAATCGTAAATCGGCCATGTTATGAATTTCGTAGGGTGGGCACGCTTTTGTGCCCACGCGGCTGGTGAATTAAATTAATTCTTAATATGTGTTTCGGTTTATTAACGACCGCGTGGGCACAAAAGCGTGCCCACCCTACCAATCAGGTTTCCGTTGTGCTTCTGACCCGCGCACGTTCACGCCAGTCCATCAGTTCCGATAAGGTCAGTTCCGACATCACCAAAGGCGACCAGTGAAACACCACCGCAATATCCGCCATCGCATTTTCTACGCAGTCAGGGAGACCATGTTCCGATCTGCTTTCTTCGCCAAAAAATAAGCGACCTCGGCACCAAGCTGCATTAAATCGGCCAGCTCGAGATTGTTGACTTCGACTGTGGTGAGTGTCGGCGTGGTGATGCGCGGTAACACTTTTTGTAACGCCATGACATCCAGGTTGGCCACATCGACTAAGGAAACGCCGCGCAGTTCGCCTGCTTTTGGTTTACGTAATTGAATTTCGCTGATGGTGGTGTCGCCACGTTGAATTGGTTCATCGAGTTGGATGGTGACGTAATTATTATTTGTTGGCGTACTTTGTTCAGTAGTTTTCATTTCGTGATCCTTAGTTTTAAAAGTGTTCATGTGTTAATTCGTTACATCCCAATAGCTTTGCGAATATCCGTATTCCGGTCTGTGCCGCCCACATTATCGATAGCGCCCATAAAGTCCAGTTCAATAATGACGTTGCCATCAACGGTGAGCTTGTAGTAGCTACACACGGTGGTGAATTTATGCACGGTGTCAGACGCCTGTTTAACGCTACCCATATCAATTTCTTTATGGCGTCCACGCACAGTGACTTCCACCGCAGAAACATCGCCGGTGTCGTCGTTCTGAAATGCACCGGCAAAGCGTAATTGCACGGCATGGTGTTTATTGGCTCCGTACTGTTTGAGCGCATCCTCCAATAAGCCGCCGGCTGTCCATTCCAGAGTAATGGCTTCGTTGCCAAAGTCCACCATCACCGGACCCGTCATGCCGGCAGCCTGGTACTCTTCCATTTTCCGGCTAAGTTTGGGCAGGGTAAGTTCAGGCACTAATCCGATATAAGAAACACCATCGTTGAATAAATTAAAATTTTTGAGTTTGCGGGGTAAGCCCATGTTGTTATCCTGAATTTAAGCTCGGATTTAAACTGATACGCGACTGGCAAAGTCGGCCAGATAGCGGTCAGTAATCCGTTGTTGAAAGACCAGATTTTCCAGAGGAGGAACCGGTGTGTAATCATAATCAATGGCTAATTTGCCGGACTTCAGATTCTCTTTGCTGTTGTACTGTTCGTCATACCAGGCGTTGCCGTCGATGATGTAACCCTGCACTTTTAAGTCACGAAATTTGGCGTTGATGCTTTCGATTAAATCTTTGACCAGCGACGGATGAAGAGGCTTGTCGACATAACTGAAATGCGCTTCCGCAATCGTGTCGGCCAATACCTGCGCCGTGCGGGTGTAGTTTTCAAAATAGAAAAATTCAGGAACTTCAGTAGTACGCGAACCCCAGAACCGGAAACCACCGTTATTGATTAGGGTAGTCACTTCTTTGCTATTCAAATATCCGGCGTCGGTCGCAGGATCTTGCAAATCCCAGAACACATCGCGGCTAATGCCGGTGGCACCATTGACCACCATATTGGATAAGGTTTTATGCCAGCCGATTTCTTCATCGATTTTGGCGCGCAGTCCCAACGCATAGGCCACCGATGAGATGCTGGCTTCGGCGTTGGTGGCGGTGTCCCAATTAATAAAATCCGGCCAGATCAGCATCAGTTCACGCTGGCCGAAATCATTGCGGTAGGTCACCGCTTCTTCTTTGGTGGCGCAGTTGTAAGCAGACGCATAAACAAAGCCACGTAATTGCTGCGCGATGGAAACGAGTGCATTGGTCACCGCTTTGTTGTCCAGACCAGGCGCACCTAAAATACGCGGTTTGATGCCGAGTTTTCCCTGTGCGGCTAATAAAGCTTTCATGCCGGTGTATTTGCCACTGGCACTGGCATAGCCAATGACATTACTGGTGGTTTCCTCTTCCTCTCCGGATTCAGCGACCCGCACCACAATCGTCAGTGGTTTGGTTTGCGCACTGATCGCTTCCAGTGTGCGTCGCAATGTGCCTTGCTTACCTGCTTTACCGGATGCCGCAAGCACGTTGGTGAGCAGCACGGGTGTATCCAGCGGAAAGGTGTCCGGATCGGCATCGTTGGCGGTGGCCACCAGACCAATGACGGCGGTGCTGACCGTTCGTATGGGTCTGGTGCCCTGATTAATTTCGATCACGCGTACGCCGTGGTGATAATCGACTGGCATAGGAACTCCTTATGTTGAATGCGTTGAATGAAAAACTAAGTGGTGTTACGGCGTGGTGTTATGGCGTTGTTATGTCGATGCACTCTCCGGTTGGATTGCTTCCGGCGGCGGTTTAAAACTGCCGTCCTCCTGTCTGATCCAGCCTTGCTGTACCTCTTTTGCCACCCGGTACGCATTGGGCGGCGGGTTATCCGGATCAAAGGCCGGAACGGCTTCCAAGGGCAATACGACAGCAACTTCTTCGATGCCCATCACAGAAATGGTGGCGGCGTAATGCATGATGATTTCCTCTATTAATAAAACGTAACGGAAGTGGGGATGCCGGCTTGTTTCGGGTCGTACCATGAGCCCTGGTCGATATTGCCTGTAGCAATACTGAGATTCCTGCCGTTATAAAACACAAAAGTCAGGTAGGTGAACATGACGGTGGTTGCCCCTTCCCGGTAAGCACCACTCGTTCCGTAGGAAATACTCACAATCCCGTTATGCGCACGGGTGGCAACGCCACTGCCTTCGGCATAACCGGACGTGGCTGAACGTGCCACGCTGAAATTGGACGGGTTGTATACGTACATATTGGCGGCATCATTTCCGCCCCAGCACCATGTTGGCTGTCCAACATACCCTTGCCAGTGAAACTGACTCGCACCACCCCCATTTAAATTGAGGCGGCTCGCGCTGGTGGATGTGATTGCATTACTGGCGCTACCGGCATGTGTTGCGGTACCCGTAATATTGATCGCCCAGTTGCCACTGGCATTGGCGCCGTTGGCTTCCGCTTTGCGAACCACCAGTTCACTGATTTGCTGTTGCAACTTGCCCATCGCAGTGATGACCGTATCGGTCGCGCTGATAACGGCATTGGATGCCAACGATAATCCGTTCAATACGGTTGTACGGACACGCTCCATCGTGAAATACAGATTGCTTTTACCTTCCGGTAAGGCGTCGGTATTGTTCAGCCTGGCCTTGATTAACGCCGCACTAAGGCCAGCCGGTGTGACCGCGCGTACCGCATCCGTACCTTGTGTTGTTTCTTCCAGGCTGGCTAATTCCACGACACCTTGTCGTTCGGATGTTGCCGGTGGATTGGTAAATTGACTGTCCCCAAACGTGAGTGAAGCCACGTTGATGGTGGTCAGCACCATATCGGCGGAGAGTAATAACATCGACTGAGCCGACTTTTGCAGCACCGGTTCTGTCTGCCCATAGACCGCCAGCAAGACATCATTACTTAACCAGTAACCTATGCCGTTCACGTTATAGGTATCGGTACTGTCATCACGAATCGTGACGTGGATAGTGTCGGGTGCAACGGTTTCGCCCGAAATGGTGCCCAGGCGTTTGAATTCGCCAGGTAAGGTGGTGAGTTCTTCATCAGGCACAAACGCCGTCTGGGTTAAACCAACAGACGCAATGGTTAATGGCGCAGTACCATTTTGCTCGGCATTAACGAGCGCAGCGCGACCTGCTTTGGTGATGATGAGTTGTAGTCCGGCCATCTCAGTTACCCTCCTGACAATCGACTAACTGCAGTCGGGTATAGATGGCAGGACGGCCAACGGAAACCATCGCTATCGCACCCTGACATTCCATGCCTTGCGTAAAACGAAAGTGGCTGCGTACCGGTTTCGTCCGGTTGACTTCGGCAATCACATCATCAACAAATTCAGCACTGGCAAACTGACCGTCCTGTCCGGATAAAGTCATCAGCAGATCAAAGGTATGTGGTTTGCCACGAGGTGATTGCTGCCACCATTCGCGCAATAAAATAGCGCCACCAAATGAGGCCACCACATCGGCAACGGATTTGGTCGTGCCTTTTTTGCGGTGTATCGTCATGGCGTTTTTTACGCGCGCACGACGCACTGCTTCGCTCCACTTGGCTTTCCAGTTGTCGATCGATAATTGCCAGGCCAGCCACGGTAACAAGTTAACCGGGCAGGTGGATGGGTTGTACAAGTCACGCAGCGGCACGGGTACATCGGAAATACGTGCTGTGGCGGCTTCCAGTGCACGTTCAGCCGGTGTGGTGTCGGGCGGCAGTAAGGATCTGGTTGCTGGTTTATTCAACGATGCCTCCGTAATCAATTTCAATGCCATCACACCACGGTGCCTGTAAGCGCGTCACAGGAATATCGTTGACTGGTGTAATCAGCTCCACGCGTTGAACACCGGCCACATGTAGTGCGGCATAGATACCGGAGACCGTGGGTGTCACACCAATAGCGTGCGTTTCCATCACATAGCGCCTGATCCGCTGGTTAGCTTCTTTCATCACCACCATGGCGTCGGGGCCTGGAAAGGTGAAGAGTCTGGCTCGTACGGAATAGCGTTTGACGTCAGCGGATTGCACCAGCACTTCATCCGTTAATGGACGCACATCGTCTGAACCAAGCCGCTGATGGACTGCGGCAATTAATTCGCTGCTCGCTATGCCATCACCCTCTCTGGATAACACCGTCACCAGCACCTCACCCGGATTCGGACTGGTGACCGACGCATCCAGCACACGACTGTCTGCGCCGAGCGCATGAAAAATATACGCACCTTCGGGACCGGCTACGGAGAAGCCTTGTGGAGCTAACTGAATACGTTTTCGGAAATCGTCATCCGGTTCCATCACGGCGGCGATGCCTTTTTCTGAATTGGCGGGTGCGAGTTCCAGACGCGGCACATCCATTAATGCGCCTAGCTGATCCAGATCATGCTGTGTGGCATACGCCAGCATCACGGCACGCGCTGCTTCATTGATACGCTGGCGCAGCAGTAATTCGCGGTACGCTGTAACTTGTAAAATTTTGATGGCCGGATCGGATTCGATGAGCGCGGTAAACGTCGCATCGCGCCGGACTAAATCCGCTAACTGGTCAGACAGAATGGATTCAAAGTCCAGTTGTTCCACCACATCCGGAACAGGCAATCTGGACAAATCAATAGCGCTGCTCATGGGCGTACTCCGACCGGGATTTGTACAGACTGCGCGTTGACTACACCATCTAATATCAGGCAGATTTGTCCGTTGTGATCTTTCTCCAGTTGCACACGCTGTAACTGAATACGCGGCTCCCACAACTTAACGGCGGCTGCCGTTGCGGCATAAATGCGCAGGAGGGTGGTGCCGTTTAATGGCTGGTCAATTAAGGTGGGAAGCAGAGAACCATAGCTGCGACGCATCACACGTGAGCCAACTGGCGTCGTCACGATATCGGTGATGGACTGGCGGATATGATCGATGCCCGATAAGCGGCTACCGTTTTTGGCATTCATGCCGGACAGACTCATTTCGGCGCTCCTGTGTCACTGCCACCGGATTGAATGCCGCCATGCCGGTGACTGGCCAGACTGATGCCATGCGCAATCACATCATTGGACGCTTCCAGCGATCCCTGAATAATCGCAGCAGCACCGGCGCTTCCTGCCTGTACATTCATGCCAGCATTGAGTGAACTAAAACCGTTGACGATTAAATCCTTTTGCACGGTCAGATTGCCGGTACATAACGTTTCAGGTGCATTGGATATCACCTGATCCGCCGTGACTTCGGCGCTGCCATTGGGAATAACAGCCGTCAGCTGATGGGCAGAATAGTCGTACTGAATCACAGCGCCATCCGGATAACGAATAGTGTGATGCGATGAATTTGTAGTGGGCGTTGGATGTAGTTCAGAGTACACCGCCGGTAACACAACCGACTGCATCAGATCACCTTCGGGTGAGAGCAAAATAACCTGTTCTCCCACCGTAGGCGGACACCATGTCTGCGTTGTTCCGGCGCGCCATGTCAACCATGGTCGCCAGTCGGTGAGATTCCCACCGACATTAACGCGTACCCGTTGCGCATCACAATCCACTTCAGCAATCGAGCCAAAGCGAATCAAGTTAAGGATCAGACGAAGGAGTTCGGAATAGTCAGTAGTCATTCGACTATGTTGCCGCGTTACTAAACGACTTGCATCAACGCAGAGGTTATTAAACGCGACTACAACCCGACAGTGATTTAACCACTCGCACAAGCGTGAGAAAGTCTCTGCTTTATATTGGACGAATAGAAATGCAGGAAATCCGCTGCGGCAATTGCCATAAAAAATTGGGCATGGGAATTTTTCAACACCTCAGCATGAAATGTCCACGCTGCAAAACCATGAATACCTTACGCGCCACGAGCGCTTCACTCGCATGCCAGAGCGCATCCCACTTAAAGGATGCGCATGCATGTCCACCAACACAATTTCCCACAACCCATTATCGGTAGCCTGTTTGCCGGTATCGGTGGTTTCGACCTTGGCTTTGAAGCCGCCGGATTTAAAACAGCCTGGCAAGTTGAAATCGATCCCGTCTGCCGGGCTGTACTTGCCGACCGGTTTCCGCACACCAGACAATTTGACGACGTGCGCACCTGCGGCGCACACAACCTCGGCTACGTTGACGTCCTCACCGGCGGCTTCCCCTGCCAGGACGTCAGCACCATGGGTAAACAGCGTGGACTCAAAGGTACCCGCACCGGATTATTCTTTGAAGTCATCCGCCTCATCAACGAGTTACAACCCGGGTGGCTGGTGCTTGAGAACGTCACGGGGCTGCTCTTTAGCAATGATGGCGAAGACTTTGCAACAGTCATCCAGTCCCTTGCCCAGTGCGGGTATCTGGGATACTGGCGCGTGCTTGATGCTCAATATTTCGGCGTCCCCACGAAACGCCGTCGCGTTTTCCTGGTTGCCGGTCGCGGCAAACATCCTCCCTTTGAGCTGCTGGCTGACGCCGCACCAGTGGGTACAATTTCAGGCAAGACGGGAGCGACAGAATTCCCGTGCGAAATCGATGCATGGCCTTGTCCTACCTTACTCGCCGGATCAGCACACAGCCAGATTAACATCGGCGGTACGGGCCTCGCAGCTTGTGCCAACGGATGGGATTCGATGGTTAACAGGCAGCGAACGATTGACCATCATGGGCTTTGCGCCGGACTGGATGCGGCCAACTTTGCAGAAACGCATGCTGCCGGAAACGCCGTCTGTCCGCAAGTCGTGGAGTGGATTGCGCGACACCTGATGCGGGAAATCCGCTCATAACTGTTTCTACTTTCATAGAGTGCCACGCGCACCACATCAGCAAGCTCAGCGCTTCTGACTCTCTTCTTACTTATTCATGAAAACCAATTACATACACCTGGGCGATTGCTTGCCCTTTTTAGAATCATTACCTGACAATGCCTTTGACGCATTAATTACCGACCCGCCCTACGCCAGCGGTGGCCTTCATATAGGAACAAGGCAGCAATCCACCTCCGCTAAATATGTGCAAGGTAAACAGCAGGGAAATCATCAGGATTTCACTGGCGACCATAGGGACCAACGCTCACACCTTCGCTGGTTAATCCTGTGGCTGACAGAATGCTGCCGCACGCTGAAACCCGGCGCGCCGGTGTGCTTATTTACCGACTGGCGGCAATTGCCAACCACCACCGATGCATTGCAAGCCGCCGGATTTACATGGCGTGGCATTGCGGTGTGGGATAAAACCGAAGGAGTAAGGCCGCAGATGGGGCGCTTCAGAGCGCAGTGCGAATATGTCGTCTGGGGCAGCAAAGGGGAAATGCCGTTAAAGCGCGATGTTGGCGTACTACCTGGGGCAATCCGACAAGTGATCAAGCCAGCGGACAAACATCACATTACAGGTAAGCCCATCGAAGTAATGCGGCACTTCAACCGGATATGTCAGCCAGGGGGGACTATTCTTGACCCGTTCGCGGGTTCGGGGTCAACCTTAGTGGCGGCCCAGATGGATGGGTACCGGTGGGTGGGGTGTGAATTGTCTGCGCATTATTATCGGGTTGCGCAGGCTAGAATAAATGAAATTAACTCCTCTAAAATGATGAGCGTTTGATTACTGAAACGATGGATTTTTCTGACCTGTAGACCGGTAATACTTTGCTTTATTTTTACCGGTCATTTTTACACATTAACTTTAGATAAATGTCGCAACAAAGACTCTCGAATTAAAGCATGATCACTCAGATTAAATCCTAATAACCGCCGTTCCGGATAGTGATATTCCACGCCATTTTTAGCGACCTTATCTTTCAACCCTTCCTGATGTACCCGTGCGATCCTCGCTACTCTTCCATAGAAACCTACTGTCAGTTGATTCGCATCCTGCTGCGTTTTTAACTGTTTTGTCGTGCGCAGTTTGTTAAACATTTCTGCTTTTTGACGTTTGATGTGGCCTTGTTTTCCACGACAATTTTTACGGTGCTTACGTGGTGTGTAGACTGTGCCGTCTGGCGCTTGTTGGTTTGCGATGCGCCCGGTCTGGTTGCGTCTTAAGTCTTGTGCGATGTGATGAAATAATTGGTGGCGTTGTGCTGGACCCAGTTTGGCGAGTAGTGCATCTGCCCATGTTGCCAGCGTGCTTAGACCATCGCTCATGTTGGCGTTACCCATTCTGCGAGCAAGTTTTCACCGTCGTATAGCTTCCAAAATGGATGACTAAATTCTGGCGTTGTTTGTGGTTCTTGTGGATGCGTGAGTTGTAGCTTGCCGTTCTCTGATTGTTTAACAATGGTGCGTTCGGTCAGGTCTAGCGCAATAGATAAGTCGATAGTTTCGTGATTATTGAAATCGACTTCGAAGCGAATGCCGGTTTTGCGTAAGTCGGGATTACTCAGTAGTTCATTCTGATTAACAGCTACCCAGGCTAATAGCGGAACCATGAGGGCATCAGGGTCGCCGTTGTAGTCGGTAATGATGATATTCAGGCGATAGTGATATTCGAAAGAAAGTGAGTTAGTGCCGCTCGCTATCACATTGCCCTGGTCAGCAAACACCAGCAGCTTGTCAGGATTTTGATTGAGGTCTGGGTTGGCATTGGTTAAGTGCTGGCGCAGACTGGCTGGTTTGTACATTTATTTTCTTGCTTCCTGGCAGTCCACCATCATGTCGACCTGAGCGGCGCAATTTGCCCACGCTGCTTCGGTGCGCTCTAAAAGTAAATTTAATGCGCCGTTAGTTTTCGGGTTGGCTGCTGGCAGGTAGCACCGGCTGATGCCCGGACAGCTCGGGATGATAGTCACTTGCGCCGGTGGTATCGGTGCGGTGACGCAGGCGGATAATAGTGTCAGGCAGAGGAGCATCTGACCATGATTTAAGTTGAGGGTCGTCATGTTGTAGGTTCTCAATTAAGGCTTCGCGTTCGGTAAGTGTTTTGGTAATGCGACGGCTTTCTAGTTGTAATTGCGTCAGACGTTTTTTGTTATTTTCTTCAGCAACTTGCAATTGCTTGATGGTGGCATCGCGATTTGCTTTGTCGTTGATGAGCGTGGCGTTCTTTTCTTTTTCGGCGATTAATTCCTGACGCTGTAGGATGATTTTGGCACCGAACAGGCTAATCACAAGAAGTGCCAGTAACGCCTTTACCGCGATTCCCATCAACTCGCCCATAATCCCACCCGTGTTCCTTTACTGTTGATGGTAAGAACCTGGCGGCGTGGCGTTTCATTCTTCGCAGCGATACCTAAATGCACCCACTTCGCTCTCACCGAACATTCCAAAATTAATTGATCAAAGGCGAGTGTTGAGTTGGCTAACTTTTGGCAGATTTCATATGGAGAACCAAAACAAGGTGCAGTGAAATCACAAGCCAGTCCGAGTAAATGACTGCTTTTAGTAACGCCGCCGACAGCCTTGTTGAGTTCCGGACTACGATAACCACTGGAGATAATCATAGGAACACCGCCAAGTTCAGTCCTTACCTGTTCGCAAAAAAACGCCAGGAGTTTTAAATTTTTCAGCACATCGGGTGGTGCCCTATTGTTGATATGACGTACGTCGGCAGTGGCACTACGAATAAACTCATTTAATGTGAAATGCGGACTTAACTTCTGTTCATTTTGGGCAAGTACGCTCATGGATAGCTCCGCATAATGTTCGCTACGTTGCCACGTGCACGCCAGACTAAAACGCATAACGTCACTGCAATTCCGGATGTGCCAAGGTATATTTTTGTCGGGTGAAAAAAAATTTCTAACGCACTGGTTCCGGTGAAGACAATCAGGCACCACGCCATCAGTGATATCGTCAATTTATAGTTACTCAGTCCACGTTGATATGTGAGCAGCCGTATGCAAGTCGCTACATAACTCACTAGTGTGACGATGGTGATAATTTTGGTCATAAGATGGTCAATCATGTGATTTTCATTTTTTCAGGATGTTGGGTAGTTCAACTTTTTGAATCAGCTCAATCAGATGCAGCGCGAACGGAATGGCTGCCGCAGAAGCAAAGAACGCTGCTACACCAACTTCACCTAATGGAGTATGTGTAACCACTTCGGGTGCGGCCAGATAACCGGCAATCAGTGAAATCAACATGTAGGCCAGACGTTTTAACGGCGTTAAATTTTTGCTGCTGATGGCAAGTAAATTGGAGCCGGCAAAGGCACCTATTAAGGCATTGCCATCGATTATCGGAAAGAGCGTGGATAGCCCAACGCCGGCGGCGGTGATGGCGATCAGGAAGCTGCTGGTGTGGGGTTCTGCCATGATGGTTTCTCTGGTTGGTTTGCATGTGTTAAGTACTAATCGGGAACTAATCCCACAGATTGACGATATCGACCCGGGGTGCTGTCTGGGCCGGCGGGTCAGGTAATTTCACCAGCTGGCCGTGCTGTAATGTGGCACCGAACATCAGTTGGTTGCGATTGAGTTCTAATGCTTCTTCAACTACGTCAACGGTTGTGCCTAAATGTCGCCAGCACAGTAAATCCAGCGTGTCATGTTGGTTGGCCCGTACAAGAATCGTCATTGATTTGACTCCACTTAGATTAATTCCACCGTCATGTGCGGCAGCTGCAAAATATTGGCAATCGCCCAGTGCGCATTGCGCCGTTCCTGGTCTGGTGCGGTGTCTAACCATTCCATGTGTTTTTTGTCAGCCATCGAACTGGCGGTACTGTCATAGTCGCGGTATTTTTCTATTAAGTCGGCTTTCGCAGTGCTATATACGGCACGCAAATAATGTGCGTGGAGTTGGCTTTGTTTATTGATCTTTTTTGCAGGTACATCGTCTAACGATACCCAGCCAAGTTGGAGCTGCTGTTGTTTCCATTCCTCTAAGGCGTGATTAACGGTGAGCATGGCATCCACCACCGTTGTAGTGAGCCGGACATCTGTCACCGTGCCGTCTAATCGCGTTGCATCGCGTAGCGCAGTGAGTTTAATATCAGGAAACCAGCCATCGTTTTCGATGTCATCTTCAATAATCAATTTAGCTGGTGCATGGGCAATAAAGTTCATCGTGTTTACTCATAAAACGGCGGTGGGCGTGCTTCTGACCGGGGAGTGCTTAGCGTTCAGGCTGGTTGCATTTGCCGGTATCAACACGCGCCGCCGTGCGTCCGTGGGATGCTCATTACGTTGCTGCTGATTTTTTAAGTCGTCTTTCTAATTTTTCGATATCCTTTTTGACACCGACACCGGCAAAGAGTTCTAACGCTTTGTGCAGGTTGTCATTGGCGGCTTTGGCGTTGATTAATGCGACGTTAGAAAGTGCAGTTTTTTCATCGCCATTTTCCAAACCGATAACGGCAATCTGTGCATAAGCGAGCGCTTTATACAATTTCGCGCGAGCCTGGTCAGGCGTATCTTTACGTTGAGTCAGTTCACTCACTTCACTCAGAATACGCACGGCAAGTAGAGGATCTTCTGCCAGCTTGCCATTCAGGTAAGCACCGGAAAATTCATCCAGCAACATCGTCGGAATATCACGCTGATATTGATCCGGCAGTGTCATGTTGAACTGCACGGCATAACGCGCAATCTGTAACGCCTGCTCAAATTCACCTGCATCAATATTCCAGACCAGCACCGTAGTGAGTACGTCATCCTGTCCACCTTTACCGCCAGCCAAAGCACCATCGACCCATGCCTGATAAGCAGGAAGCAATTCTTTCTTGAGAGTGATCTTGCTTTTGATCGACTGAAGTTGCTTTAACCGGCGTCGGTCTTCTGCGAGCTGGTACAACATCAACTCGTACTGAGAGCCGGTCGTAGTAGTACCTGGCTCAGAAAGTCCGGCAGCCATTCTGGCTAAGGTGCGTGCCTGATGCCGTTGGGCGGGTGTCGGCTGACGCATGATGGGTTATGCCGCTTCAGCAAACTGAATATGTTCAATCAACGCGCCCAGGCCAAACTCTTCCACCACATACGCATCGTTACTGGATTCGTAATTCTCAATCCGGTCACGCTTGGCTTCATCGACCACACGACGACGGCGTGCGCTTTCCTGAAAATAGATGCTGAGATTGTCAAAGCGCGTAATCAACATCGCGTTGTCGGGAAAGTACGGTACCGTTACCGCAGGTAAGCCGCCGATGCGTTTCTGGCTGACGATAATGTCTGTCGCTAACGTTTCCGTCGGTGGCTGATTGGTATTGATAAGCGGGAAATATTTGTCGGATAAGAGCTGACGACCCATAATCGCCACTAGTCCGATATCTTTGCGGTACCACGGGTCGAGTAAATTAATCGAATCAAACACCACCGCATCTAAGTTGGCGTAATCACCTCCGGCACCAATAACCACTTTGCCGGTTTCTTTACCTTCACCCATCACACGTTGCGGTGCCTGTTCACGGTAGTGCTGCAACCAGCCAATGTTTACGTCTTCCAATAACGGATTTTTGATCATGTCCGTATCCGGTGCGACACTTAAACCGTTAAAGCCGATGACCATGCGATCTAAGCCCTGGCGAATTAAAATCTGTTGTGCGACACGGTGTTGAAAGTCAGGAAATTTTGCCCACGCATCCAGTTTGGCGTAACCGATATGCGTATCGAAGTTGGTCTTCTCGCAGCGATAGCGTTGCGTATCCAGGGTGCTTAAATCACGTGTCTGACGATCTGTTTTATTGGTATCGGTGCGACTGGCAACGGGGGAGGAAATACCTAAACCGAGTTTGTCGCCTTCCTGCTCCACCACACCGATAATGTTGATTTTGGACAGGAAGGCGCTGCTTTCCTGAATTTTGTTCTCTAACTTTTGCTGCACGCTGGGAGCGACGTTAAAGGTTTCTGTCGCATTGCCTGTCCCATTGACCTGGGCTAAGCGTTGGATGTAACCGTTATAGGCGATGCGTGTATCTTTTTTCATGAGTGTTCCTGATTATGGAAGTAAATACGGAAATGATTTTTTAGTAGTTGGTTTGCATCGCGCCGTCACCGCCTGTGGCGATGGGGCGATGGTGCGAATTATTGTCTTGCGTATTCATGCGTTCTTGAAACGCGTTGAAGTTGGCTTGAGTTTCCGTCAACAATTTTCCTAATGTAGTAAGACGATGGGCCAATTCGGTTTGCTGCGCTGCTTTCTTTTCATCATTGACCACAACGACAGAGGCAACGGTTTCAATCGCCGTGCTGAGTTCGGCAAAACGGGCGTCCAGGCTGGCATCCGTTGTAGTCATTTTTTTGAACAAATTTTTTAACGTGGCCGCCAACTTGCCCGGCTCTTGTTCAGCGTCTTTATCTTCAAATTCCAGACTGACTTCGACCGCTTCGGAATACAGGTTGTCCGGATTATGTTTGCGTGCAGCGAAAGGACTGGCGTCACCTCTGGTAGCAGCAAAGCTCAGGATGTCGGTTCCTAAACTGGCAGGGCTGTCGGTGATGCCTAAGCCGACTAAATAGGGCAGTCCGGTATCGGAAAACTTTGGATTGATTTCTAAGCTGGTATATATCTTTTGCCGTGCGCGGGTCAAAGCGATTAAATCCGTCGTAGGTGAAATCTGTGCAAACAAGGCCATCTTTTTGCCGGAATCGGTTTCCACTTCTTCCGACTTCAGTGCAATGACATCGCCGTAAGCTTTAAAAATACTTTCCGGCACCATGCCGCGAATATGTTCCAACCAGATGCGTGCGCCGTAGGTTTTAGGATTAAAGCTTTTAGCCAGTTCGATAATCGTTGAACGATCAATGACACGACCATCGGTGGTAGCACCTTCGGTGGCGACGCGGAAAAATTTGGAATGGGTTGACATGGTTTCGCTGGCTTTGATGAGTGGCATGAAGTTGTCATCTTCAAACTTCACGCCCGCAATCTCAATCATCAGAGAGTTACAAACTCGCTTATTAACTTTTCACTTTCCCCTTTACGCGAATACGCAACTCACACTTGCGGTATGTCTGAATTGCTGAACAACGCTGACCCACGGCGTATCGCTAAAACCTTGTACTGGCAAGGCTGGCGTGTGTCGTCCATCGCCGGCCATTTAAAAATCAAACGCACCACGATTGAAAGTTGGAAACAGCGGGACGAGTGGGACAAGGCATCACCACTGGAAAAAATCGAAGCGTCGTTAGAAGGACGTCTGGTGCAACTCATCGGAAAAGAAGTGAAGACTGGCGGCGACTTTAAAGAGATTGATTTACTGATGCGGCAGGTAGTGCAGTCCGCACGGGTACGGCGATATGAAGCACCTGGCGGGAATGAAGTGGATCTGAATCCAAAGCTCGCCAACCGGAATGCGCAACCAAAGAAGAAGCCGGTGCGGAACGAATTTAGTGATGAACAGCGTGACCAGTTGCTGGCAGCATTTGAAGATTCATTATTTGATTATCAACGCAAGTGGCATGAAAATGGAAACCAGCGTACACGGGTGATTTTAAAGTCACGTCAAATTGGAGCGACCTGGTATTTCGCACGTGAAGCGTTGGCCGATGCGGTGAAGACAGGTCGCAATCAAATCTTCTTGTCCGCTTCCAAAGCACAGGCGCATGTGTTCAAACAGTACATCATCCAATTTGCGCAAGAATCCGCTGGCATTACCTTAGCCGGTGATCCGATTGTGTTACCGAATGGTGCGCATCTTTATTTTTTAGGAACAAACGCACGTACCGCACAGGGTTATCACGGTAATTTTTATTTTGATGAATTTTTCTGGACACACAACTTTCAGGAGTTGAACAAAGTTGCGTCTGGTATGGCGTTGCATAAGCATTGGCGTAAAACGTATTTTTCAACACCATCATCGATTACGCATCAGGCGTATCCGTTCTGGACAGGTGAACTATTTAATAAACGCCGGGCCAAAGCTGACCAAATCGAACTTGATGTCAGTCATCGAAAATTAGCTTCCGGCTCCCTGTGTGAAGACAAAATCTGGCGGCAGATTGTGACTATTCTGGATGCCGAACAGGGTGGCTGCAACTTGTTTGACATTGATGAACTACGCAATTTTGAATACAGCCCTGACCAGTTCGACAATCTCCTGATGTGTAATTTCATCGACGACACACAGTCGGTGTTTCCGCTAACCGCATTACAACGTTGCATGGTGGATTCGTGGGTGAGTTGGGATGATGTCAAACCATTTACATCCAAACCGTTTGGACATCGTCCGGTGTGGGTTGGGTACGATCCATCGTTATCGGGTGACAGTGCCGGTTGTGCGGTGATAGCACCGCCATCAGTTGATGGCGGCAAGTTCCGTATCCTGGAAAGATTCCAATGGCGCGGCATTGATTTTGAAGCGCAAGCCAAAGCGATTAAAGAAATCACCCAGCGCTATAACGTGACTTACATCGGCATCGATACCACCGGCATGGGCATCGGCGTATTTCCGTTAGTAAAGCAGTTCTTTCCACTCGCCACCGCCATCCATTATTCTCCCGAAGTCAAAACACGCATGGTCTTGAAAGCACAAAACATCATCAGCAAAGCAAGGCTGGAATTTGACGCCGGCTGGACAGACATCGCGCAATCTTTTATGACTATCCGAAAAACCTTAACCACCAGTGGCCGACAAGTGACCTATGACGCTAACCGGACTGACGAAACAGGTCATGCCGACCTGGCATGGGCCTGTATGCACGCATTAGACAATGAACCATTTGAAGGCGTGAATGGCAATCTCCATTCAATTTTAGAAATTTATTCATGACGACGGACACAACAATGAACTCACCCAGACTAACAACAACGAATTCCTCAACCAGGATGGAAGCGTTCACCTTCGGCGACCCAACACCGGTACTGGAACACAGCGACATTTTAGAAAGTGCGGAATGCTGGCTCAACGGTCGCTGGTATGAGCCACCCATCAGTTTCACCGGCTTAGCTAAATCCTTCAACGCCAGCGTTCATCACAGCAGTGCCATCTATTTCAAAGCCAATATGTTAACGTCCACATTCGTACCAAGCAAAATACTCACCCGCGACGCCTTCAAACGCGTCGCACTCGATTTTTTAACCTTCGGAAATGCCTACCTGGAAAAGCGCACCAGCCGCAGTGGACAGGTGTTACAACTCATCCCGGCGCTCGCTAAGTTTGTACGACGCGGAAGCGAGTTAAATAACTACTATTTCATCACTGGCTGGCAGCAAGAACACGAATTCGGTGCAGGAAAAGTTTTTCACCTGATCGACCCGGACATCAATCAGGAAATCTACGGCGTTCCTCAATACATCAGTGCATTACAATCCGCATGGCTAAACGAAGCCGCCACGCTATTCCGCCGCAAATACTACAAAAACGGCTCCCACGCCGGTTTCGTCTTTTACATGACCGACGCCGCCCAAAATCAACAGGATGTAGACAAACTACGTGAAGCCATGCGCAACAGCAAAGGGCCAGGTAACTTCAGAAATTTATTCATGTATGCGCCGAACGGCAAGAAAGACGGCATACAAATTCTGCCGGTATCGGACGTGGCAGCGAAAGATGAATTCTTCAACATCAAAGGGGTGACGCGGGATGATGTGTTAGCGGCGCATCGGGTACCACCACAACTACTTGGAATTATGCCGAACAATACCGGCGGATTTGGCGCGGTGGAACCTGCTGCGCTGGTGTTTGCGAGAAATGAATTGGTACCATTGCAGGCGCAGTTTTTGGCATTGAATGAATGGCTAGAAATAGAGGCAATGAAATTCACTTCATATCAGCAGCAATGATCATTGCTCTTCAGGCAAACGTCCTCATTAAATGCCGATTATGGCATCAGCTTGATACCCTAATGCATGGGGTTTTACGGTTTTTAAGGAATAGAATAGATTACTTAAAAAAGCTTCGGATAAACGGGATTAGTTATGGATAATGAGTAAGGCTGAGGCTAAAATTTGCGGGAGGTACACTAACCTTCCCCAATAGGTTCAAATTTAATGCTGAGCACCCATAAAAACCTATTAACGGTATTTTTATTGCAAAAAAGAAATTATGAATTTTTATGATTGAGATATAAAAATTCATTAACAATCTACTAAAATTAATAAACAAGTTTCTTAAGGATTGATATAAATGCGAAACGATAATTTGATTGATAACCAAGTAAATTTTGAGCTTATTTTAAGAACAGTCCCCGGTTACGTATATTGGAAAGACCGAAATTCAGTTTATTTGGGATGCAATCAAAACGTGGCAATTTTATTAGGGCTGCCAAAAACCACTGATATCGTTGGAAAAATTGAAAGTGATCTTCCTTGGGGCAACATCGCTGAAATAGTAAATAAAGGCCGTGCGGATGACCAGCGTGTTATTGAAACAGCGAGTTCTTTTATAACAGAAGACCGTCTGGGTATAAAAAATGAATATGGATTAGAGATAATTTTAAGAACTGAGAAAGCCCCTCTGTTTGATGAAGAAAAAAATATTATTGCCATATTAGGTGTTGGCATCGATATTACAATGCAAAAGTACCAGGAACAGCAAAAATTAGAAGGCGCAATAGCTTCAGAAAAATACTATTCTGCAAAAATCCTTTCCGAGCAAGAAACCATTTTCTCTTCATTAGAAACAGCCGTCTCTGAGACCACCGGTCAGTCGTTCCATCATCGGTTACCTGCACAATATTATATTGATGAAATGAGCAGCTTCTTAGAAAACATTATTCTAAAAATGCCCGCCTATGTCTTTGTGAAAGACAAAAACTTTAAGTACCTATTTTGTAACGAAGCCGTAAATAATGAGTTTTTAGGCCTCCCTTCCCCAAAAGATATCATAGGCAAAACAGATTACGATTTTGGTTGGGATAAGGCATTAGTAGATAAATATAGGAAGGTTGATGAAGAAATTATTCGGACAGGACGATCGGTATTAGGTATAGAAGAAGTTGTTTATTCTAGCCAAGGGATCCCTTTATGCTTGCATGTTAATAAAATACCTATTCTCAATAAAACGGGGGAAGTCATTGGAATTGTCGGTGTAAATATCGATATCACAGCGCAAAAAGAGGCCGAACAGCGCAAAATGGAAGCACAAATGGAAGCTGAGTCGTTAAAGCTGGAAATGGAACGTGAGCGCCAACAAAAAGAGATGCTTGAAATAGAGAAAAAATCACAACAATTCCTGACTGAACAACAGGAGAAGTTCAAGGAAATTGTGGAAAGAGCAGTTCATGACATCAATACGCCGTTGCAGGTGATCAGTAGCGGCATAAATTCTTGTGATGAGCTACCAGAGGAAAAGCTAACTCGATTGCAAAAAGCCATAAAAAATGTTTCTAAAATTCTTGATGATTTAGCTAAGAACTATAAAATCAAAATCGACTCCCATCTGTCGAAGAACGAATCTCGACAAGATTTATTGATCATAGATTTCGTGGCCGATGTGTTGGATGAGAAGAAATTTCAATATCTCAAACATCCGATTAGTTTTAAGCTGGACACTACTGATGCGGTGAAAACAGCACACATCGATGCCCAATCTGGGCGATTGCGCCGCGCGCTTTCTAATCTCATCAATAATGCAATTGATGCATTGCCTAAAAATAATGGCGTTATCAGGGTCGAGTTGGATGCCAACGAGGAGTCTGTTTCAATTAATATTTGCGATAATGGCCATGGGATGACACTGGAGGCCGTACAGAGAATACTAGATCGAGTTTCTTTTACGGAAAACAAAACGAATGGTCATGGAATTGGCTTACAACAGGTGTGGGACGCCTTGGAATTCAACCGTGGCACGATGAAGATTGAGTCAACTATCAATAAAGGCACTTCATTTAAACTAAGTTTCCCGCGATTCGAGTCGGCGAATTGGATAGCACAAGAAATCGTTTTATATTCCGACACCATTTTATTGATCCTGGAGGATGAAAAGTCACTCCACGAGACTTGGAAGATCTACCTTGGTTCAATGATAGGGCGATCCAGAGCGGATCAGGTCAAGTATTTTAGTGAAGGGGCAGAGGCACTCAATTTTGTTAGTACACTAACTGAGGAAGAGCACAAACGTGTACTGTTATTGGCAGATTATGAGTTGACCAACCAGAAACGAACTGGCTTAGATGTCATTGTCAGTAGCAAGATTACAAATGCGATACTCATTACGGGGCATACTAACGATGCCGAAATCCGTAATGCTGCTCTGAAGCAAGGAATTACATTGTTACCTAAACAGTTAATAGCCGATATACCCATCACGATAGAGAAAGGTTTATCAAAGGCAACGGGGGTATAAATAATTTTGTGTAAACGGTCATTAAGCAGGAAACTGCACTTTTTTAAAGGAGCAATAATGACCGCACGCAAGAGCAAGCCCCAAGGCCCTTTTTCCAATGAGCTGATCGATGCTTT